ATCCCTTGAGATGGCAGGATTTGATGTCAAAAACAAGCACTGCCTCGAAATTGATCTGTCTAAGTTTGATAAATCTCAAGGTGAATTCCATTTGCTAATTCAGGAACATATTTTGAATGGTCTAGGGTGCCCAGCTCCGATAACCAAATGGTGGTGTGATTTTCACCGATTCTCTTACATTAGAGACCGTAGAGCTGGTGTTGGTATGCCTATTAGTTTCCAGAGACGAACTGGTGATGCATTCACTTATTTTGGCAATACCATTGTCACCATGGCTGAGTTTGCCTGGTGTTATGACACCGACCAATTCGAAAAGCTTTTATTCTCGGGCGATGACTCTCTAGGATTTTCATTGCTTCCCCCTGTTGGTGATCCGAGTAAATTCACAACTCTTTTCAACATGGAAGCTAAGGTGATGGAACCTGCAGTACCATATATTTGTTCGAAGTTCTTACTCTCTGACGAGTTCGGTAACACATTTTCCGTTCCAGATCCATTGCGCGAGGTTCAGCGGTTAGGAACAAAGAAAATTCCCTATTCTGACAATGATGAATTCTTGTTTGCTCACTTCATGAGCTTTGTTGATCGATTGAAGTTTTTGGACCGAATGTCTCAGTCGTGTATCGATCAACTTTCGATTTTCTTTGAATTGAAATACAAGAAGTCTGGGGAAGAGGCTGCTTTAATGTTAGGCGCCTTTAAGAAATATACCGCTAATTTTCAGTCCTACAAGGAACTCTATTATTCAGATCGTCGTCAGTGCGAATTGATCAATTCGTTTTGTAGTACAGAGTTCAGGGTTGAGCGTGTAAATTCCAATAAACAGCGAAAGAAATATGGAATTGAACGTAGGTGCAATGACAAACGTCGAACTCCAACTGGCTCGTATGGTGGAGGCGAAGAAGCAGAGACGAAGATCTCACAAGCAGAATCGACGGGAACGAGGTCACAAAAGTCCCAGCGAGAGAGCGCGTTCAAATCTCAGACTGTTCCGCTTCCTACCGTTCTATCAAGTAGATGGTTCGGAACTGATAGAGATGTACCGCCACGTGAACGTGGCGGAATTGTCCGAGTCTGAGGCTCCTTGTTTTACGTTACCAGCGGAAGATGACCATGATTTTGACGATACAGATTGGTTCGCTGGTAACGAGTGGGCGGAAGGTGCGTTCTGAACCCCTCCTTCCTTTCTCCCTCCAGTTTTCTGAGGCGGGAGCTGAGTTGGCAGTATTGCTACAAACTGTCTGAAGTCACTAAACGTTTTACGGTGAACGGGTTGTCCATCCAGCTAACGGCTAAAATGGTCAGTCGTGGAGAAATCCACGCCGGAGACTTACAAGTCTCTGAGGCACCTTTGAAACCATCTCCTAGGTTTCTTCGGAAGGACTTCGGTCCGTGTACTTCTAGCACAAGATGCTAGTTTAGGGTACGGGTGTCCCCCCCGCTTCGGGGGGCTTCCTGAAGGCAACTAACTAATGCA